GTGGGCGAAGTGAAAAATGTTACCGTCAGCCAAAAGTGCGGTCGCTTTTTTGTGAGCATTCAAACGGAATTTGAACAGGAAATTCCCACGCATAAAGGCGGAGAAATTGGTATAGATATGGGCGTTACACGTTTTGCCACGTTGTCTAACGGTGAATTTTTTGAGCCGTTGAATGCGTTCAAAACTTACAAAGGCAAATTAGCCAAACTGCAAAAACAGCTTAAAAATAAAGTGAAGTTCAGTAAAAACTGGCAAAAACTGAAAGCAAAAATCAGATGGTTGCATCACAAAATCGCCAACTGCCGAAAAGATTTTCTACATAAAATCTCAACTCAAATCAGCAAAAACCACGCAATGATCTATGTTGAAGATTTACAAGTGCAAAATATGTCGGCTTCTGCAAAAGGAACGGTCGAAGAACACGGCAAAAACGTGAAGCAGAAATCAGGTTTAAACCGTTCAATACGGGATCAATCTTGGTTTGAATTTAGACGGCAGCTAGACTATAAAACGCAATGGCTTGGCGGATTTTTGGTTGCTGTTCCAACACAGAATACTAGTCGAACTTGCCCTTGTTGTGGGCATATTGCAAAAGAAAACCGTGAAATTCAAGCTCATTTTGAATGTGTAGAATGTGGCTATACAGAAAATGCCGATGTAGTGGGAGCAATGAATGTTCTCACACGTGGGCAAGCAATAGTCCAAGCATAATAAATATCAGGGTAGGACATACCCGAAGCGTCTATGAAGTGAATCTCAATAGAGATCAGCAGTAGAAACCAACCGAGAGTAGCCCACAGCTTGCTGTGGGAGCTAGTAGGAATCCCCTGCCTTTAGGCGGGGAGGATGTCAAAAAATTACTTGCAAAGGTCGCCCTAAAAGTGTAGTATTTCAGCTATGGTGCGGTTAAGTACACTTACAGCATAAACAAACGTTTTTTTACAGCCCTGAGCAGACATGCTCGGGGCTTTTTTATGGGATTTTTTTTGGTAATTTATTATGAAAGATATGGGGACGCAAAGTTATTTGTGGTCGGGTCTAAGTGGGTTTATCGCTTGGCTGGGCGACCAGCAAAATTTGATGATGATAAGCCTTTCTATCGGGATTGTTACCGCTTGTGTAAATCTATATCAACGGTACAAGGAAAGTAAACTTCGTAAGCGTGAAAACGAACGAGCGGAAGAATTACATCGACTTAAAATGGCAAGATTACAAAAAGGATTAGATGATGAGTAAGTTGGTTAAAGTTGGTGGCATTTGTTCGGTGTCTGCCATTATTGCCTTGATGATGTTGAATTTTGCTGACAATTTTCGCACAAGCCAACAAGGGCTTGAGTTAATAGGACAGGTAGAAGGCTGTCGCCGTAACCCTTATCATTGCCCTTCTGATGTGCTTACTGTAGGAATTGGGAGTACTGTGGCAAGTAGCGGGGCAATTGAACCGCATAAGCGTTATTCAGATGCAGAAATTGCAAAGCGTTGGGTAAACGATATTCAAGCGGCAGAACGTTGTGTAAATCAGTTCGCTAACGGTCGGCTAATGCCTCAATCTGTTTTTGATTCAGTGGTTTCAATTACGTTTAATGTTGGGTGCGGTAAGTTATCTCGCTCGACCATGTTTCGTCAAGCAAATGAAAAAGATTGGAGAGGTGTTTGTAATGAATTTCCAAAATGGGTTTATGCAGGCGGTAAGCGATTACGAGGACTTGAAATACGTAGAGAGAAAGAGAAAGCGTTATGTTTGTCTGGGGTAAAGCAACTTTAATTGTGTTATTGGGTATTTTGGGCTTGGGTGTTGCAATGTGGGTTCAGGTACAGCGGATTGATAGCTTAAAAGCCGACAACGCTTCTCAAGCCCAACTTATTATTCGACTGACTGAACAGCTGAAGATGGAGCAACAGGCAGTGCAAATACAGCAAGAGATAGCCAATAAATTTAAAGTAAAGATGGAGCAAAGCAATGAACAGCTTAAAAACACCTTGCAACAAGAGACCTGTGCAAAAGTGGCATTGCCTCGTGATGTTATCAGTATTATTAACCAGTTGCACAACTCCACAAATTGAATATCTTTCTCCGCCCCTTGCCTATACTATTCCTTGTGAACGTTCTGCTTTTCAGGGGAAAACTTATGGTGATGCAATTAAGCATTTAATCAAAGTAATGGCTGAACGGGATTTATGTGCAAGTCAGATTGATAAGATTCGGGAATGGCAGATTGAGAATGCACAGCATTGAGATTTTAATGTTAATGGTTTAATTATGGCGAAAAAAAACTGGAAAGCGTTGCAAATTGAATATCTAAAAGCAAATGCCAAAACAGGTATTACTGTTAAAGATTGGTGCGAGAAGAAAGGATTAAAGTTTGCCAGTGCGAAACGTTATATAAAAAAGCCTGAAACCATGTTTAATCAGTCTGAAAGCCGCCAAACAGTACGTAAAGAAAAACAAGCAGAAGCAATAATTCATCAAGAAAACTGCGAATTAAATTGCGAAACGGACGAAAAAACTGCGAAACGAAAACAACGCTCTTATGTGAATTCGCAGACCGCTCGAAAGCATGGTGGTTATGCTCGCTATTTCAAAGACAAATCTGCCTTTGATGTTGTAGTGGATTTTAGCCTTAAAGATGAAATTGATTTAATGCGACAGCGTGCGGTCAGTGCGGTTGAAAGTATAGAAAAATTCACCGCACTTTTAGCCAATGCCAACACCGCAGAGGAAAAATCACTTTATGCGAAGCTGATTGAGTCCACTGACAAAGCACTTGAAAGAGCGGTCGGTCGCATTGAGAATTTAAATCACACGGACAATAACATTGCAAATCTCTTAAGCCAAATTGAATTACGTAAGGTTCAGTCTAAGAAAGTAATGGCGGAAACAGAAAAACTTAAGCAAGAGATGAATGCGAAAACAGCGGGACATCATAAGCTCGAATACCTTCAGGAGTTTAACTAATGCGTATTGTTTATCGTGCTTCAGAAACGTTTAAAAAAGTACATGCCTCAACTGCGTTGGTTAAAGCCATTCGTGGACCTATCGGTAGCGGTAAGTCCGTGGGGTGTGTGTTGGAAATGTTTCGTGTTGCACAACAGCAAGAGCCGAATGCACAAGGCGTGCGAAAAACTCGCTGGGCTTGTGTGCGAAACACCTATCCTGAATTAAAGGGAACGGTGATTAAAACCTTTCAAACGTGGATACCCGAGCAAATTTGCCCGATTAAATACGATAGTCCGATTACAGGTAAGATGAATATTAATCATCCTGATGGGAAAACACGTATTGAAGCGGAGTTTTTGTTTCTTTCGATGGATAAGCCAAAAGATGTGAAGAAACTAATGTCATTGGAATTAACTGGTATTTGGATCAATGAAGCACAATTTTTACCCGTTTCACTGGTAACAGAAGCGGTTACACGTACCGGTCGTTATCCTGAAAAGCGGGTTGAAGAAGGGTTTATGGGGGCGACGTGGAACGGTATGATTATGGATACTAACTCGCCCGATGATGACCATTGGTGGTATCAGTTTGAACAAGGGATTGATGAGGAAACTGAACAGCCTTTAAAGCCTAAAGGTTGGGAGTTTTTTGTTCAACCCGGTGCATTAATTGATATTACAGGCATGCCTTTAGCGACATTGTCTGATGAGATAAAACGCAATATTGAACAAGGACATTATGATGATTATTTAGGACATCGTTTTGTGGCAAATCCCATCGCAGAAAATGTTATTAATCACAAAAAAGGGCATGGGTACTGGTTTGATAATATTCAGGGGCAAACATTAAACTGGATCAAATCTCGAGTGTGTAATGAATTTGCAACCGTTCAACAAGGCAAACCTGTTTTTGGCGATCACTTCAATAAAGAATTACACGTTTCAACAGAAAAACTGGTACCAGTCAAAGGTTGGGAAACCTTTATCGGGTTGGATTTTGGTTTAACACCTGCGGCGATTATCGGACAAATTGCACCCATCGGACAGTTGCGGATTGTAGATGAAATTGTCGCAACAGGTATGGGGATTGAGCGTTTTATTACGGAGCAATTGTCGCCATTGTTAAGAAGCCGATATGCAGAGTGTGCTATTCAAATTATAGGCGATCCTGCAGGTGTTCAGCGAGCACAAACCGATGAACGCACATGTTTTCAGTTGCTTGAGGAATACGGTTTTAATGCTCGTCCAGCAGAAAGTAATAATACGACAGCAAGACTTGAAGCAGTGCGTTGGTGGTTATCCCGTTTAGTAGGTAAAGGTCAGCCGGCAATGTTGATTAGTCCGCACTGTAAAACATTGATTAAAGGATATGAAACCGGCTATGCCTATCGTCAATTGAATGTGAGCGGTGAGGAAAAATATACTGAAACACCGGATAAAAATCGGTATTCACATCCGCATGATGCCAATCAATATCTTTGTTTAGGTGCAATGCCTAGCCTTTTTAAAGAGCAGGTTATCAATATTAAAACACATCAACCACTAAGCAATATTACAGGATATTAACATGTCAGAACAACTTGCAAACGCCATTGAAAGCTATGGACGAACACTTCAAGGCATTTTACAGGAGCAAATTAAACAACGTCAGCCCATCGTGCAACGTTGGACGAAAGATATGTATCAATACCGCAATCAATATGAAAGTAGTGTTGACACAGGGAAATCTAAAGTCTTTGTGGGATATACGAGAGCAAAAACCGATGCGTGGTCGGCTCAGATGACAGATATGTTATTTCCAAGTGATGACAAAAACTATGGTATTTCGCCAACGCCAGTACCGCAAATTGCTCATCTTGCTAAACAGCCCGACAGCCAAGATCCAATGCAAATGCAACAAATCAACATGGCAAAAGAGCTAATGCAACAAGCCAAAGAGCGGTCGGAAGCTATGGAAAAATTGATTGATGACCAATTGGCAGAATGTGACTATGCCTCTGAGGCTCGCCTTGCCTTGCATTACGCCGCTGTACTTGGAACGGGTATTTTGCGAGGTCCGGTAGTAGATACAATTGATGAGCGTATTTGGTCTGATGATGGAATGGGTAATTGGTCCGCACAAACCAAGTCTAAAATAGTGCCTAAAGTGCGGTTAGTGTTACCTTGGGATTTTGTGCCGGATATGACCGCACCTACATTAAAAGACTGCCAATTTGTCTTTGAACGTTCTTACCTCACTAAAAAACAATTGCAAAATCTGCTGAATAACCCTTATTACTTAGCCGATACGGTGCAAGCCTTAATCGAAAGCGAGGCAAGCGAAACGCATACCTCCAGCAGTGATATGGACGGTTATTTAGACACCCTTCGAACCTTATCCGGTTTAGAAAAAGCAAGTAATGATAAACGGTATGAGGTATGGACTTATCATGGTGGCATTCCTGTTTCTGTCTTAGAGCAAGCTAATCAATCTTTAGAAGAAGGCTATGCGTTGGAATTAACGGAAGAGCAAAAATCCGAAAAAGCGGAAATTGACGGCGTGATTGTAATGACCGGTAATGGCAAGATTTTAAGTGTGAATCTTAATCCGCTTGATACCGCAGAGTTTCCTTATTCGGTGTATACATGTGAACCTGATGTCGCTTGTGTATTTGGTTTCGGTATTCCTTATTTGTGTCGTGATGCACAGGAAATTCTTAATACTGCTTGGCGAGGAATGATAGACAATGGTGTGTTAACGATTGGATCGCAAATTGTCGTCAATAGTTCCGTACTTTCACCTGTCGACAAAAGCTGGGAAATTAAACCGAATAAATTATGGCGAACCAATGATAGAGTTTCTGCTAATGCAAGTTTTGAAGCTCAACGAGCTTTTGGCGTGTTTAATTTTGAAAGCAGACAACAAGAATTGGCGAATATTATCCAACTGGCGAAATCCTTTATGGACGAGGAAAGCGGTTTGCCAATGATTGCACAAGGTGAACAAGGTCAAGTTACGCCTACATTGGGTGGCATGTCAATGCTAATGAATGCTGCTAATGCGGTACGCAGAAGACAAGTGAAAGAATGGGACGACCAAGTGACCAAACCGCTTATCCGCCGTTTCTATGAATATAATATGGCGATGAATGACGACCCGAACATCAAAGGCGATATGCAAGTAGTGGCAAGAGGGACGTCCGCCTTGTTGGTCAAAGAAACACAAACGGCACAGATTATTGATATTTTCCAAAAATTCGGCAATCACCCTCAATTGTCTTATGCGTTCGATTGGTATGACGGGGCAAAGACCTTAATGCAATCCATGAGTATGGGGGCGAAAACGATGCTGTTATCAAGGGAAGATTATGAGCAGAAGCTCCAGCAGATAGAACAAGCGAATGCGACGCAACCGCAAGATCCGGAAATTCTCAAATCTCAAATGCAAATGCAGTTAGCACAAAAAAAGCAACAGCATGAAATGCAGCTTGAACAGATGAAATTGCAACATGCCATGCAAATTGAGCAAATGAAAGTAGCCATCAAAGAGAAAGAGCTTGAAGTAAAAATGATGGAAATTGAAATGCGACAACATCAAGAGCAAGAAAGAATATCACTTGATGAACGTATCAACAGTGTCAAAGTCTCTTCCGATATGCAACGAGAAACCAGCAAGCAAATGTTAGATATGAAGAAATTCCAAGCGGAAATTGCTTTAAAACAACAACCTCTCGCCAATCCAACAGGAAACTATGGTGTAGAGTAATCATTACCTCTTAACAAGACCGCCAAAAGAGCGGTCTTTTTTTTGTTCATTTTTAAGGAAGCACCATGTCAAACTTTAGTCTTTCCAATGAAGAATTTCAGTATTTGCAAAAAAACATATTAGGTATCGCACCAAATGCAACAGGTTCAAGAGGACGAGGACAATCGGATGTTGCAGATGAGGGTTCTTCGTCCATTGATGTCATAGCTAACCAATACAAATTGCCGGAAGAGCAAGGTTTTTTTGCCGATGTGGTTGATAGCGTTCAAATGGGGGCATGGCGTGGAGCAGGTGATTTAGCCCGAGGTATAGGAGCTTTATTTAACAGTGAATGGTTAAACAAAGCGGCTGATTATGCCTATTACAACGCAGAAGAAAACAAAGCGACCATGTCAAGCAAAATGCAAGAAGCCTTGGGACAGAGTGCATTTGACGGCTGGAATGAAGAAACTGGAGAAGGCAAAGGTTTACTCAATATGTATTGGTGGGCGGGCAATTTGGGAGCATTGCTCGGTGAAAATATTGATACGGTTCTCACCATGGGAGCGGGTAAACTTGCGACAACAGGAATAAAAGCAGGCGGTAAACTTGCCGGAAAATATTTCAGCAAAGAAGTCGCAGACCAAGTAGGGAAAGCAGCGGTAAAACAAGCAAGCCGTTTCGGTATTCCCGCTCAATATCATAAAACCATTGCCTACACGGCGATCGCCTCTGCTATGTCGGCGGGTAATCGTGCAAATCAAGTCCGAGAGGAATTATCGCAAATTAGCGATAATGACCTAGCTCAACATAATGACTTTCGTATTGCGTATTGGGATTTAAAAGAGAGTGATGAAGGGCAAACACTTTCCGACCATGAAATTTTTGAACAAGCAAGACAGCAGTATTACAACAAGGTCGGACGAGATGCGATACTCAATCCTCTTGCAATTGCCGCAGATATTACTGCTAATGCTGTTGGTGGTTTAGGGGGTGGTCTTTGGGGTCTACCAAAGGTAAATAAATGGCTGGGCAAACCGACACAAAGTGTCAAAGAGGGTGTATTAAAAGGGGCATTTATTGAATCTGCAACGGAAGGCTTACAAGGTGCGGCTGAACAATATGCCATCAATGACACAGCAAGAGATTATTACGATAGTGACCGCAGTTTAACTGAGGGCATGAGTGAAAATATTGCTGATGGCATGGTATTAGGTGCAGGGTTCGGGGGCTTGACAGGTGGCTATGAAGCTATGTCTCATCGCAGAACCATGAACCGAGAAAAAAAACGCCTTTTAGAAGCGGTGAATACGGGTGATGAACGAGTGGATGCACAAATTCGTTATCAAGTAGAAGCCTATAACAAAATTGCCAATGATTTAGATGAACTGATTTCGCCACAAAGAATACAAACATTAAATCAATTTGGCTTACAAGCGGTTGAAAAAGCAAGACGTAGAGAACAAATTGAAGCGGAATTAAGAGGGGAAACACAAGCTCAAGCAGAAAAACAACAAGCAGAGCAAGTTCAAACAGTAACTGATACACCTTACCATCAACGCAATTTAGCCGATATTCAGGCGGAATTTATCCAGCATGGTTTAGATGAAAATGATTTTAATGATTTTCTAGAAGCCAACTTGCAACAAGCGACAGCAGATTTACAAAAACTTCAAGCAAACCCATTTAAAATGGGGACAGATTTGCAAAAAAGTTTAGCGGAAAAGCAAGCCTATAATGCAAAACTGGCGGACACACAAGCAAGAGTAGACTACTGGACACAGGCAAAAACCGCCCCAAAGTTTGGTACTGAGGCTACTCAAGCAGAAAGTGCGGTTCAAGCAGAGAGCGGTGTAAATTTAGATCCATTCCTAGAAGATGTCAAGTTCAGTCGGTCTACCCCGTCGGGTTATGTGCGGGATTTGATGGTAACGCATAATATCAGCCCTGAGGGGGTGTTACACGCTCAAAAAATGGGCGGATTGCCTTATGCGTCAGTGGCGGTTACAAAACAAGATACTCCAGTGATGAATTTTGGCGACATTACATTAATCGGCGATCGTCATTATGTCGACCCGAAAGGCAAAAACAAGGCAAGCGTGTTTGGTGCAGATATTTACAGCCCACGCTATCCGAATGTTCACTATGAATATAAAGACAGTGATAAACAAACATTGCGAGCATTATTTGCACAATCGGCAAAAGACATTGAGGACTTTGAATTTGATTATAATTTTAATCAAGGGTTAAGTCAGACCGGTGTAAGAAAAGCATTATTAGAGAGTGATGCGGTTAAGCATCAATTTCTGAAAGAAAACGGCATTGAGTACGAGCCGGTTTATCGAACAATCACAAAAAGTAATTACGCCGATTTTCAGGCGGTGAAAAAAGCGAGTGAACTGGGTTTAACGGGAAGTGATTTAAAGAGTGATCAACTTATTTCACAACACGAAGTGTTACTGCGTGAATTTATTCAAGAGGATATTCAACGATTAAAACGAGCAACCTCACCATTAGCGAGAAGAATATTATTACTGGCGGAAAATTCCTTAAACGGGGATTTGAAAGCATTAAGAGAATATGTCGTTCCCCGCTTAACCGAGGCATTAAACAATCGAACAGAGCGTCAAAAGTTAGATGTTTCTGCAACAAAATCGGCTATGCGGGAAGCAGTGGAACAACATAAGCCTGCATTTAATCAGTACATCGAAAATATTGCCACTCAATTTGTAGCAAAAGAAAAAATCCGCAAAGGGGAAAACCGTGACGGTAAAGCAACCTACATGGCTCATACTCTTGAGAATGTGGTTAAAAAACTCAAGAAAGAGGTTCGTGGCGGAGAATCGATCAATTATGGCTTACCAACACTTCGTTCAAAAGTCACACCTCAATTTAAGTCGATTAGCGAAATTCAAGACAACAAAGTTAGCTTGGTTTCTCACTCTGATTTTAAAAAGGTCAAAGACGAGATTGAAGTGGAAAAAGACAAACTTGCCGAACACTTAGGGATGAGCAGCTGGAATATTGATGAAGTGTTATTTCAAGTCGTAAATGATGGCGTTTCCTCTGCATTTCATTCTGCAAAGATTGAGAATACACCCCAAAATAGACAGCTTATTGCCGATTTTTTAACTAAATTGGAGACAATGCCGACAGAATATTTTGAAGGCAAAGCGAAAGACATTAGCCAGTTTAGCGACTTTAAAGGTGCGGTTATTCCTCAAGATTTAACTCCTGATGTTCGCCAAGTATTGGAACAAGCCGGTTTAGCGTTGTATGAATACGATCGGGGCAATCCAAATGCAAGAGCGGAAATCATTAAACAAGCCTCAAATGAATTAGACATATTGCACAACGGCGATGTATTATTCAGTCGGGCGACTTATAAACCCGAACGTTTGGAAAAACTGCGTCAAGCCAAACCGATTGAGATTACAGGGAAGGAAATTCAACCAAGCGATGACTTACGCCAGTATAAACGCAATGCGTTGGAATATGGCAAATCGTTGCGTGGGGCTTATACCAACAAAGATACTGGCAGAGAAATCAATATTGGACGTGCTAGCATTACAGAAATTTTGCGTCACGATTATAAAGATGTGGAGCATTTGCAAAGTATCGCTGCAATTCCAAAAATTATCGAAAATGCAGTTTACATAGATACATTGCCAAATAAAGAAGTCAGAAAAAATCCTGATGTTAAAGAGTATGAATATTATCTAGCAGGCTTAAAAATTGGTGGAGAAGACTACACTGTAAGAGCTGTTATTGGCGTATCAACGACTGGGGATAAATACTACGATCATAAGTTGACTAAAATAGAAAAAGGCAACTTGTTAGAAATGACCTCTCGCGTATCAACTGCGGAGATTTCTAGCTCATCGCCTTTATCTAGTATCAATGATAAACGCCTTTTGCAGATTTTGCAACAACAGACTAAATCTTTCGACTTTAGCCAAGAAAAATCCCAAATTGCAGAAGCTGTAGGAAAAGGACTATCAACGCATTTTGAGGTGGTGCATTCTTCTGAACTAGGTATTAACGACCCGACTATTGAAGCAGCTTACAATACCCAAACAGGTAAGATTGTTATTATTGCAGACAATATTCGAGCCAATGACATTTTAACACGTGAAGAGCGTTTAAAATGGGTAGCGTGGCATGAGCTGGCACACCGAGGACTACAAGTGCGGTATGGAAAAGACTTCCAAGCCTTGATGGAACAAGCAGACCGAAATACGACAGTGCGAGATTTAGCAACCGCACTTCAAAAAGACCGTGTAGAACTTCGAAATAATCGTACTTTGGCGGTAGAAGAAGCGATAGCGGAACTGCACGCTGCTTATACCACAGGCAAAATGGAAGAGTTAAAAAGCCGTTATGGTCTAGTTGTTCCTCGTGGTAGAGAAATAAGCCTAAAATCTTGGTTTAGAATTACCGCAGAACGCATTCGAGCGTTTATGGTAAAACTTTTCGGACGTGAAAAAGCAAATCGTTTTAGTCATGATGAGTTGCTTAATTTGTTGAAAGACATTCAGCAAAGTGCGGGCGGCGATATACACGAAGCGGATAATAATACACGCTATTCCTTAAATGAAGATCCAAATTCTGATTTTGCTAATGCCATACCAAAACGCACGGCGACTAGCTATGATGAAGCTCGTTCTATTGTATCTGAATTACTAGGTGAACCTTTAGTAAATAAAGAAACAGGAATGGTAGCGACCATTTCAAGACGCTCTTTAGATAAGTTGCTAAGTGGTAAAGCGGTAGATAAATCAACTAATCTGAAAGATCATTTGACAGCTGTCGCGAATATCGATCAATTATTTGAAAATGCAATTCAAGGTTGGGTTGAAGCAGATAAGAATAACGATCCTAACATAGCAGGAGTGCATAGATTATTTGCACCATTAAGTATAGATGGTCAAATTAGACTAGCAAAACTAACTGTAAAAGCGATGAGTTTCAATCAAGGAAATCGAGTTTATTCGGTGGAAACGATTGAAGTAGAAAATAAAAATAGCGATTTGTCTTTATCTTGGAAGCCACAGCTAAGTGAAAACACTCAACTGACTTCCCAACAAATCGCTAATGTCCAAAGTTTAATCCAACGCATTCAAAAATTCAATAGTGGCGATCAAACTTATCGCTTTTCACGTTCAAGCACTTATCAATCAGGCGATAATATTTCCGTATTAGAACTTTCTCGTGGTGGAAATATTCAAGCACCAAAATGGACGGATAAGTTCAGCACGCTTCAAGCCTTGAAAGAAACTTTTCATCAAGGAACGGCAAAATTGGACGAATGGTTTGCTGATAGCTTAAGACCGGTAAATGATTGGATAGACAACATGCAGTTTAGCGATCATACCAGTAATAAAAGTGGTCGAGACCATGAAAAACGCCGTTTAAAAGACGCAATGTATACAGCAAAAGGAAGACGTGATGCCTTAAATTCTGAGTTTGAGGTTCATTATTTGAATCCGATTTTGTCGAAAATTGCAGAAATTGCTAAACGGTCGCAGGGTAAAATCAACGAAGAAACGGCAAAAAGAAAAGCCGGCTTTTGGGTTTCAGCACGTTATTCCATTGAAAAGAATATGGAGCTATTGAGCATTGATGAAAAAGCTATGCAAGAAGCACAAACGGCGTTAAATGAGGCTCAAGTCAACGGAACGGCTGAAGATATTCGCAAGGCAAAAAATGCCTTTAATTCAGCGGAAAAACACTATCTTGACCGTAAAGCGGCAGTATGGAATAAAGACTTTAACAACAAGCACTTTAAAGCAGGAGTTGCCGGCGGTTGGTCTATTCCTGAAGCCAAAGAAATTATGCGTAATATTGAGCGTGATATTTCGCTTAGGGATTTAACGGCAATTGGTGATTTAATTGCGGAGTTAAACCAAGCACGGTTAGAAATTGATTATAAGAGCGGTCGCTTAACAGACACTGAATATCAGCAATTTAAAGCGAACCGTCATTATGTGCCGTTGACAGGCGATCCGAATGCACAATTAGACGACATGGATTTTATCGCAGGTGCTGGGGCAAATTCGTTGAATATTGCCAAGGATAAAACCTTAAAAGGGCGGACAAATTCTGAGGCGGAAGATGCTATTGACGCAATTTGGAAAGCGGTAGGGAAATCGACGACTTATGCAGGGTGGTCTGAATTTAAAGGGAAACTTGATGCGTTGCTTGAAACGGAAGTGAGTTTGCTTGAACAGCAAGGCTATAGCAATGTGGAAGCACAACGCCTAGCCGGTCAAAATTTAGGGATTGGCAAACAAAAAATGCAAGGACTGACACGCAGTAGCGATAATGTGTTAATTGCGAGACGTGGAGGTGTGTATTATGAGTACAGTTTGCCGAATAACGTCATTGCTGCCCTGAAAAATGATAATGTGGAACAAGCAAATGATTTTCTTAACGTCTTATCTAAACCTACCCGTTGGTATGCAAGAGGAGTAACGCAGTGGTCATTGGCATTTGCTCCGATTAATATGCTGAGGGATACATGGGAAAAATCCGAATTTATTCGTGTGCAAAAAGTATATGACAGACAAGGTAAATTGCTCAGTAGCGATAAAATGGATCAAATCGGAAGAGCGACTGCACTTTCACCCCTAACAAATCCTGCTATTTGGGCAGCAACGAAACGCTTTGCTTTTGGGCAAGAATTGCGTGATAGTGTGTTAGAAGAAAAGCTATTGAAACAGCTACTCAAAGAGGGGGCGATTTCAACATATGGTACTTATCTCGAACGCACAGAAGCGGATTTACTCAAACGCATTAAGCGAGAAAATAGCGTGCTGGGGAGTAAAATAGACAAGGCAATGGGCGTGATTGAAAGTTATAATCAAACTTTCGATATGGTTTCCGCACTTTCTGCTTACAAGGCGTTAGTGGATAATGGCGTTGATAGTAAACAAGCAGCCGCAACAACATTAGAACTGACTAACTTTCGTAAGACAGGTTCGAAAATGCGAGGTATTAAAGCCTTGTATATGTTCTCTCAACCTACAGTCATGGGAGCGGCGAACTTAATTCGTTATCTTTCAACGAAGAAAGGGCAAATACGTTTTCTGACGTATACCGCAGGAATGATGGCACTTTATAGTCTCTTGCGTTCTATGGATGATGAGGACGAGGCGGGGAATAAAATGGATCAGCTGGGTGATATTACACGTTTTATCCCTATTCCAATAGGCAATGGAAATTATATTAAACTTCCTGTGGGGTTTGGTATGCCTCAAATGGCGTGGAATTTTGCCACAAATATTGTGAAAGGTGCGGTGTCTGATATTTCCTTTATGGAGGCAGGCGTGAATATGGTTACCCATGCCACAAAAACCTTTGCACCGGTTTCGCCATCGGAAATTTCCGCATTGAAATACCCGTTGGAAAAATTAGCCTTAACCTTTACGCCGAGCATTTTACAACCGCTTATGCAAAATGCGTTAAATCGTTCTGCTTTTGGTAGTCAAATCACGACAAATTTTGTTCGCCAAGACAAACTCAAGGCTGAACAATCCAAGTCGACGACCGCACAATTTTGGAAGGATTTAGCGATTGATATTCAACAAACCTTAGGTCTTGATATGCACCCTGAACAAATTAAGAATTTGTTTGATGGATATAGTGGTATGTTAGGTTCATTGAAGGAGCTGAATACGTGGCTTGTGGAAAATCCGAACCGTGAGCAATTGGGGCGTAACACGAGAACATTGTTCATTAATCAGTTGTATGGTGCAGGTAATGAATTTGCGGTGCAATCTCGTTATTATGAAGCGAGCGAAGAAGCACAACAAGTTGCTAAGGAGTATGCTTATCGAAAACTCAATAAACAATTGGATAGGGAATGGCTAACGCCTGAACGCCAAGAGTTAATCAAATGGCATGAGTATAACTTGCGAACCATGGGCAAATTACGCAGTGAAAAGGCACAACTCACCAAACAGTTAAGAGCGGGAAAAATTAGTGCACATGCTTATGAGCAACGCCTCAAACGCTACAATGAAGCGGTAAACTCGGTACAGAAAAAACTGCTGTCAGGTTATCGCCAAATGGTAGGGTTAAGCAGTTATTGACCTGTAAAAAAAGCAAATAAAGCCTGTGTTAAACAGGCTTTTTCGGCGTGTAATAATGACTTGCTCATTTCTTTTTAATAGATTAAAATCTATAAAAAAGATAAATAGGCAATGTAATGCAACAAGAGTGGAATGTGATTTTGCAAGATCCTGTTTTGGAGTGGTTTAAAACGCTAAAACAAGAGGATTTATCTAATCGTGCCGTAAAACCCCGTCCTTTAGGTCGTGGATATAAGGCACAAATATGATATACTTCTTACTGCTAACAGAGGTCGCTTTAGACTCTCAATGACGGCATAATCAGGGTAGGACATACCCGAAGCGTCTGTGAAGTGAACCGCATTGGCGGTCAGCAGCAGAAACCCTCCGAGAGTAGCCCACAGCTTGCTGTGGGAGCTAGTAGGAATCCCCTGCCTTTAGGCGGGGAGGATGTCAAAAAACGATGATAGCCCTTGCTGAACAAACTTATGAACACTACCTTTCACAATTAGAGCAGGAGTAGCAAAATGAGCAAAAACTTTAAAGCATTGATGGCAGAATTACCGCCGGAACAACAGAACAAGGTGAAAGAAATGGCTCAAGAAATGAGAATGGAGCTACAACTTTATCGTATTCGTGAAGTGCTGGAAATCTCACAACAACAAATCGCACAAGCAATGAATATCAAACAACCCTCAGTTGTTGCTTTGGAGAAACGAGGAAATGATGTGCGGCTTTCATCGGTGAAACGTTATGTGGAAGCCATGGGTGGAGTGTTGAATTTATCTGTTCAACTTCCAACAGGAAAGACAATCTCTTTTAACTTGTAGCATTCATAAAGCGACATAAGATATAGTTGCCTGATATTTTGCAGAAATTGCCGAGTTATATTTTCAATGTAACTCGGTTTTTTATTGGGGAAAAACATGATTAATTTGTCCAGTGAGCTTGAAAAAGAGCAATTAAACACTTTTTTTACTCGGCGAGTAAAAGAATATCAACAAGATTTAAGTAACGAGGGATTAAATGCCCAGCAATATAATATTTTGCGAGGGCAAATTAAAGAATTGCAGGAATTAATCGCTTTACTAAATATTCATTCAAACTGAACCTACCCACCAAGTGCGGTAGGTTTTTTATTTTTAACCATTCAATAAGCCGCTTTATGCCGCTTTAGGAGAAAACAATGGAAAATCAAGAACACCAAGAGTTCAACGAAGATGCCACTTTTGATGAAGCCGCGAAATCGCTCGAAACAGGTGAACTGACTGCTGACAGTTTGCCATCTGATGCCGAGAAAACCGAAAAGGACAAGCCTGATCAGCTTGAATCCGAACCTGAACAACAAGAAAAGGTTGAACAGGACGATTTGCCCGATTGGTTGCAATCTGCCACAGATGAAGTGAAAGAGAATTTCCGCAAATTGCAAGCAGATAACCAACGTTACCAACATCAAGCCCGTTCACAAAATGGGCGTGTTGGGGCGTTGACAAAGAAATATCAGCAAGCACAAGCTGAAATCGAACGCTTAAAACAAGAGCATTCATATGCAAAACCGCAGTTAAATGATGAGTTAAAGGCGTTAGAAGATGACTATCCTGAATTTGCTAAAATGTTCCGCAAATTTGCCGAACATCAAGATAGACAGCTTGCTGAATATACTCGACCGCTTGAACAGCTAGCACAAGCCGAAATGCAAGATCTTGCTCAACAACAACTGGAGAACAGTATCAACTATGTTAGCCAAATTGTGCCTGATGCGGAGCAAATTTTAAACAATCCGCATTTTGCTACATGGTTACAACGCCAGCCAGTAGGTATTCAAGCCTTGTTCAATTCTGATGAAGTGGATGACGCTATTTATCTGTTGAGTGAATACAAAAAAAACATTTCCGCAAATGAAGTTCGTAAAGCAAAACAAAATCAGCAACTCTCCGCCCTTTCTTTACCAAGTGGGCGAACCGTTCCTAAAGGTGGGGAAGAGGTGGACGAGGATGTTTATTTCAATCAGATCGCCGCACAACTTGACAAGCAGCGGTCACGTTATTAGTTCATCTTAAAAGAGGAAAAATTTTATGACTACAATGACAAAATATTCTGACATTAGCCCACGTACTACAGTGTATGCAGCAGCTCAAATGCTTAATCATGCAGAGCCGATTTTGGTGTTAAACAAATTGGGGCAAACTAAGCCTATTCCAAAAAACAAAAGTCAAACCATCAAATTCCGTCGTCCTAAGCCATTTGCTACCGCACTTGCTGCATTAACGGAAGGTGTACGCCCTACTCAGCAAAAAATGGCGTATGAAGATGTCGAGGTGTCCTTGAAACAATATGGTGCATGGACGGAAATTACCGATGTGATTGAAGATACACACGAAGATCCGGTGTTAAAAGACATTACTATGCTTTCCGGTGAACAAGCGGCGGAAACTGCCGAAATGTTGACATGGGGTATTTTGAAAGCGGGAACGAATGTCATTTATTCAACCGGTACAGCGACGAGTGAGGTAAAAGATGTATTAAGCATTAATCACATTCGTGCTGCGGTGCGTAAATTACAGAAAAACCGTGCGAAGAAAAAAACCTCCATTTTAGATGCGTCTATTAAATATGGTACGAAACCGATTGAGGCATCTTATATTGCGGTTTGTCATACTGACTTGGAGGCGGATATTCGTGCACTTGCCGGTTTTACACCGGTGGCTGAATATGGTTCTCGTTCACCGATTGTTCCGCAAGAGTTTGGTACGGTAGAAAATATTCGTTTCATTACCTCGCCATTGTTTACCCCACAAGAAGATGCGGGAGAACAGTCAAGCGATGTAGTATCGAAAAGCGGTTCAAAAGCTGACGTGTATAACATTGTTATCTTTGGTCAAGACGCCTTTGCTACCTGTCCGTTAAAAGGCAAGGAATCGGCAGATATGCTGATTCGCAATCCGGGTAAACCTGAAAAAGGCGATGAGTTAGGGCAAACCGGCTCGGTGGGTTGGAAAATGTGGTGGGCAGGAAAAGTCCTCAATGAGGCTTGGCTCGTCCGTATTGAATGTGCCGCTAAAAAACTTTAACCCAATTATCACAAGTAGCCCCATGTAAAAGTGGGGCTTTATTCTTTATGAGGAAATTATTATGTCTTATCCATTTATTTCATTTAATTCGACAGTAGAACAATTAAAAACACATTTACGTGAACACTGCGGTATTGAAAAAAGCGGTAGCAAAAAAGAACTGATTGAAGCAATTTTAGCGTTTGAAGAGGAAAACGGATTCGTGCGTCCAAATAAAGACGTGGCAGAGCATACCGCTCCTGTGAATAACCTTGAATTACCTTTAGAAAAGCAACGAAAAGTGCGGATTAAAATTGCAGAAACCGAGCAAGATCGCAGTGATGTTTATGTCTCTATTAACGATTGGGACGCATTGATTAAAAGAGGGATAGAGGTTGCTGTACCTGAGGCGGTGTATGTTTTATTATCAAAAGCTGGCGATCAAACCTTTAAGCAAGAAAAAGACGGCTCACTGACGGAAGGTTTCAGTCCTCGCTATCATGTGACTTTATTGGGTTATGAATCATGAATTTTTTAGCGTTGGCTCAACGTTTACGCCAAGAAATGAATGATTCAGGTGAAGGACCTGCACAAGTAACGGGACAACGAGGGCGAAATTTAGAGTATGTTAACGCCATAAGAGAAGCATGGCTTGATATACAACAATGTCGCCCTTGGGCGGTTCAGTTTTGGCAACAAGGCTTTAGCCCTGATAAATTACAGATACTTGAAAACACTGTTGATACGCCGTTCATTCCTGCACAATATCATCTTGCAATCGTATTTTATGCGATGCAATCCAAAGCCATTTCACAAAATGCACAAGAATTGATATTGCGAGGACAGCAAGAATGGGACAAATATCTCCATTTACTTTGTCGGGACTTTTTGCCGACGTTGAAAGTAGGTAGGTAGACAAGCTATGTTGATTATTTTAGAATAGCCATATTATTCCATTTTATTTGAGGTTTTTATGTCAAATCCTAATGCTCCCTACATTCGGGAAATTGTTGATCGCTCACGCCTAATTGGTGGAACAGCGATCCAATCTCAACGGAAAGATGACGTAAAAAAAGCCGTTTTACAGGTATTTTCTCAACAGGCTCAACGCTTAAAACAGTGCAATGATAGAAAGAAAACATATTGATTTTGCAGAAATTCATCATCTCTTTACTGAAATTAGTTTATCGCTAGGTTTTAGCCAAGAAGATATTGCTGAGTATGCGGATAATTTATCTGAGTTGATTTCATTATGGAATACGCAAAAGTTCATTGAAATTTACACAGAAAATAAAGAGAGAGTATTTGGGCGAGCAAAAGACAGCAGTCTTGCTTATGGTTCTTCCCCTTACTATCTTGGACTGTATCACGTCCGTTTGGACTACAAAGAAAATGATCCATTGCTTGTTATTACATTTGACAAGGAAGACGAACCCGAATTAAGTAAAGTTACTATTCGTTTTATGGTCGATCATGATACTCTTTTTGGCACTGCCGCTGAAAAGTATGTTCAGCAACGAATGAAAGCAATCCGAAAACGCATTGATGATTTTATTCAACTCGGTAACGCTTAAACTAATTTGTCAAAAAACCCCGACTTGTTCGGGGTTTTTTATTGCCTATTTTCAGGAGTTCCAATGAAACTACCGCAAATTCAATCACAGTTTGTTGCGATAAGTGGGGGTATGGATTTAACCACACCGCCCATTGTTAAAGCAAATAGTGAAGCTATTATTGCGTTAAATGTACAACCTAATTACGGTGGCGGATTTTCTCGTATTGAGGGGTATGAATGTTTAGACGGTATGACTACCCCCTCTTTAATGAACCATTTTCATGTGAACGTTAATCACGATGTTCCACAAAGTGCGGTCGGAAAACAGTTTTTGTTAAATGACCGCACTTGTTATGTGTTAGCAGTGAATGAACGTTGTTTAACCTTTGCCGTTTCGGGACAGTTTGAGGTTGATGTCGGTACAACCTTTGACCTTGATAGGCAAACCTATCAAACCATCTCAAAGACTTTTTTGAATACAGGAGAGGTCAAACAATGGCAACATTACCAAGCACTGGCGTTTCAAGCGGGAGTGGACAATGTGCAAGCGGTACCGGGTGAAAATGCCTTGCGTGGTGTTGTTGAACTTAACGAGCAAATTATCGCATTTCGAGATGGGGAAAATGCTTGTGAGGTTTTTTTAGCGACCAAAACAGGTTGGCAATCTGCACCTGCCACTTATTTTGTTGAGCTTAAAGACATCAGCAAGCCAAACGAATTTATTGACGGTGTGAAGTTTACTTCCGGGGAAAAACAAGGAAACGTATTTTCTGCCGTGTTGTCGGCTGATGATAGTAGCGGTTATCTTGTGGTCAATACTGCTCTTTTACCTGCGGCGGAAATTCATATTAACGGTAGTGTTGCGGCTAAGGTGAAAAGCTGTGAAGCGGTCAGATTGACAAAGGAAAAGGCGTGGACATTTATTTATCATAATTTTTATGGTGGTACGGAAACGGCTTATGCTTACGGTTGTAACGGTGAACAGGTAATTGAAGTTCGTCCTGATGGTATTATCGTACCGATTATAACCCAAGCGGAAAATCCTCAATATATTGTTGCACATCGTAACCATTTATTTATCGCCTTTTCAGGGGGACAATTCGGGCATTCTTTAGTGGGCAAACCTACGCATTGGGCAGTATTGCTCGGGTCGGAACATTTTGGTGTAGGCGATGAAATCACAGCACTGTCTTCTACCACAGGGGGCGTACTGTTAATCGGTTGTCGCCATAAAACCACCGCACTTTATGGCTCAACACGTGATGACTGGGTATTAAAAGATATTGCCAAGGTGGGGATTAAATCAGGTACGCTACAAGCAACCTTTATTCTGATTGCCATTAGTCGACATGGTATTATTCGTGTCGATGCAACGGAGCAATTTGGCGATTTTAAATTAAGTGAAACAGACTCCGGTCGCAAATTGGGTTTCAAACCCATTGAAAATAATATTGTCTTTTCTTCCACAAAAGCCAAAGCAAACCAAGTGCGGTTTTATTCGGAGAATGCGTTTCATATTTGCATGATGTTACAACCGGACGGCAGTACAAAAAGCACCTATTTCACTTATCCCGAAAAACTAAAAGGCGTATGGCAATCTCATCATAATACGTTTTTAGCTTTTGATGACGGCAAAGTCTATCGTCAATCGGATGACTGTTTTTCTTTTGCAGGCAAGCCGATTGAATGGACAGTGAAAATGGCATTTAATCACTGCGGTTCGCCTGTGCATATTAAGAGCTGGAAAAGTGCGGAGTTACAAGCTACCGCACAGGGTGTTTTGTCTGTGCAATATCGTTTCGATTTGGATTATAACGCTGATTTTCATGCAGTAAATCTTGCACAGGCGTTATCCGTTATTGGATATGGTGGACGTTGGAACGAAAGTTATTGGAACGATTTTTTATGGTCTTCTCAGGAATACGCCACACCCGTACTTTATTTATCGGGTTACAGTCGAAACCTATCTTTATCTTTTGCCGGTTCGGATTTATACGCCCCTCAATTTGAACTGAGCGGCTTAGTGTTAAACTATATTTTAAGGAGATTTCATCGTGTCTAACAAACTCAGAAATTGGTACAAAAGAACTCATGATTTTGCACCCTATACTCGTGCTGACGGAAAAGCGGTATCAGATGAATTTGATGCAATCCAAGCGAGTTTTGAAAAAATTCCCGCTATGCGAGATGATGGCTTAGGTTTTGCGGAAAGCCCTGTTATTCCCGACCCGACACAGGATAACCACCCTGTACCCTTACATTTGTTAAAAACGGCGGAACAATCGGTTTATGCGGCGAGGGATAAAGTGACAGAGCTTGCTCAACAAGTTACAGACAACAACGCAACAACGGAGCAAAATACTCGTTTAGCTATTCAAGCCAATAAACAAGCCCAACAAGCCAAAACAGAGGCAAGCCAATCTGCCACACAAGCGATTGACGCCAACAACCAAGCTCAACAAGTTAAAACGGCAGTACAAAAAGCGAAAGAGACCGCAGTTTCTTCAATGCAATCTGCGGAACAATCAAAAAATCAAGCAATACAAGCGGAAAATTTAGCGAAAAAATGGGCGTCCAATCCTCAAAACCAAATAGTACAAGAGGGGAAATACTCTGCTTATCATTACGCTCTAGAAGCAGAAAAACACGCCGAAAAAGTCAAAGCGACCGCAGAGGGACGTAAAGATTGGAATTTTATTGATAATGTCCCTATCAGCAAAGATATTAACGATAGCTCAGAGACAAAATTAGCCAGTGCTTTTTCGGTCAAAACCGCTTATGACAAAGCGGTTGAAGCGGAAAAAATAGCTAATGGCAAAAGCAATTTTAAAATAGAACAAGGCAAAGACAACGCAGACGACTACAAAACCGACGGGCACTATTATTTTGCGAGCGGATTGAATTTACCTGACAGCAAAAACCAAAAACAAGATTCAGAAGCAACGAGCAGTGCGTGGCATGTTGAAGTGGTGAGCGGTGGGCAAACTACCGCCGTGCGACAAATTGCACGCAAAGCGAACGATACCGGCGTCAAAACTCGCTTTTTTAATGGTTCAATTTGGACAGCGTGGAAATCGGTAGGCGGTGATGGTGTGCCTTTGGGGGCGATTGTGGCGTTTCCAAAAGAAATTGAACATCCCACCGGCTTTTTAAAATGCGATGGGTCGACTATTGAACAACGCACCTACCCCGATTTATACCGCACTTTAGGCAATAAAAACACTTTACCCAATTTAACTCGCTCAGATGTCGG